CCCCCCTTTACCTCCCCCCGTGACGGAAGGACTGTTCCCCCTTGTCAGGGGGAACATGTCCGTTCCACAGGGTACGGGGAGCGAGGGAGAATCGCCCGGTTGCCCTTGGTGGGCACCGGGCTTTCGCTTTGCCCAGGTGGCGGGGATCTGCATGGGGATTATCTGGGGTGATGGTGGCCGACGTAATATTAGAAATTCTTATGAAATTGGCGGAAGATAGAAGCGGAGGCGATAAAAAACGCGAGGGAGACCGCCGCTCCGGCTGGGGGCCGGGCGGCTCTGCCCTGCTGATCTGCCCGCCGGAGGGGGCCGAAGAGACGGGACGACGCGCCGCCGATCTGGCGGGAGATTTTAAGGAGCTATTAACAGCGAAGGCAGGATTTCCAAGGGATTGCTGGCAATCTGTGTCCTGGCTGTGTCTGCTATGCCGGATCTGCGGGGGCTGGGCAAGGGCGATTCGACCCAGGCGGCGGGGCTGGGGGTGTGGCCCTGGCTGGCTGATCCTTGCAGGCAGGCGGGTGAGAGCTGGGGGGGATGGGGGTAGCGGAAAAAGCGGCGGCCTCTCTCAGGACGGGGGGAGAGTATTCCCACACCCATTCTCAGCCCCATCCCAGACATGGGGTGGCGGAAAAGAGGGCGGGGCATTTGGAATACCGGATGGGAAATCATCAGGGACCCGTTCCTGGGCTTTCAGAATTTCAAGTTTTTTCTCTCGGTTATGCTTCTGGGAAAGTGTGGTATGGTGTTAGTAGCAACTGAATTGGCGCGCCAAGCATGGAAAGGGGTGGCGGGATGCCGCGCAAGGGTACGAGTCAAAAAGCGAATACCGGAGAGCGGAAGTTTGCCGACGCCGAAGCCTTGACGGCCAGGTGCGAGGAGTATTTCCAGGCGTGTGACGCTTCCGGCCGGCTGTATGGCGAGGCCGGATTGGCACTGCACCTGGGCGTGACGCTGATCACGCTGCACCGGTGGTATGACGGGGAGCGGTGTCCGGATCTCCAGGAGGCGGTCCAGATGGCCTATCTGCGCATCCAGGAGCAGGTGGAGAGCGACCCGGCCTATGCGGAAAAGGGCATGGTCACCAAGTCCATCTTCCTGATGAAGCAGCCCCGGCTGGGCGGCAAGCAGGACCGTGTGGAAGCCAAGCAGGACATCTCCGTGAACGTGAAGATGGGCGAAAACGTGGACGAATCGGACTTCAAGTGACGGAGGGGCTTTTGTGGAAGTGATTTTGCTGGGCATCCTGATTGGGCTGGCGATCCCGCCGGCTGTGTATCACGGGATGGAGCTGCGGCGAATCTGGCGCCTGGAGCGGGAGCGGTCCAATGAGCGCCAGATCCAGGCCGCTTTGGACGAGGCTGCGGAGGAGGAGAGCCGCCGGAGCCGCCAGATGGACGAGGGATTTGAAAACCTGATGAACTACGCGGTCAAGCTGGGCCGCGGCGTGGAGACTGGGGGCGCGCCGTGAGGACGGTACAGGAGATCTTTGACGAGACCATCCACCTGATCGACGGGCAGAACGAGTCCACCGGGGCGACGCTGACCTCGGACACGAAGGAGTACGCCCTGCGGACGCCCAACTGTCTGAACCAGATTTTGAACATGGCCTATCCATACAGCGACACCTACCAGGCAAGAGCCGACGGCAGGCGGCCCACCCACCGGGCGGTCACGGAGATGACGGACATGGTGGAGATGGATGATTACATCTGCATGAGCGTTCTTCCCGCCGGCCTTGCCGCCCGGCTGCTGGTGGAGGAGAATCCGGACGTGGCAGCCTTTTATCAGCAGACCTTTGAGGAGTGCCTGGCGATGGCCCGGGCCAGCCTTCCGGCCACGGTGGAATCCGTGGAGGATGTGTATGGCTGCACCCTGGAATACGGGGAGTTCAGCCGATGGTGAAGGCTTTTTCTGCCGCCGGCAGGGGGCGCGCCTCAAAGGCGCGGGGACGGCGCCGGCTTTGCCGGCGGGAATCCACCCCCCATTCTCTTTTTGCGGCGGCAAAAAGAGAACGGGCCGTGGACGGTCCAAGAGAAAAAGCGCTTTCGCGGTGAGGATGTCTGGTGAACATCCGGAAAGACGAAGCCCGCGGCGGGGTGCGGGCGGGAGTTTGGATCGCCCGGACACTCCTTGCTGCTCTTTCCGCTTGCGCTGCCATGCAGTGTCAGCGGAGCGGAAACACAGGGGCCCCCAGCGAAACCCAACGAAGTGGTTTCGGTGGGGAGAGGACGAGCAGCGGAATGAGCGAACCGGCCCGCTTGCGGGGCGGTGAGCGATATGCAGCTTGTGAGGACGACGCGGCGCAGACCAGCGCCGCTGAAATATGATCCGCCCAAGACCAGGGCGGGGAAAGAGGACACACATGGAAGAGAACACCAGCACCGCTGTGGATCTGGAGCAGACCAGCGACGGCTTCATGGAGGGATGGGACGAGCCGGCGGCGGAGAGCCAGGCAGACCAGCTTGAAGCGCCCGCCGCAGAGACCCAGGCCGAGGGGAGCTCTGGTGACGGCGCAGGCATGGCAGAGAGCCAGGAGGGTCCCCAGTCCGGCCAAGAGAAAAGCCCACAGGATCAGCAGAGACAGGGGGCCCCCGGCGAAACCCAACGAAGTGGTTTCGGTGGGGAGAGGCGGAGCAGCGAAGTGAACGAGCTTTCGGCAAAGCCGGAAGCGAGGGATGCGGAGCTTGCGACGACGATGGACGCGCCGGAGGAGCCTGTACAGCAGACCCCCCGGGTATGGAACCTGCGGTACATGGACGATGTGCGCCAGGTTGGCGAATCGGACATGGTGGCCCTGGCCCAGAAGGGCCTGGACTATGACCGCATCCGGACCCGCTATGACGAGAGCAAGCCCGTGATGGAGCTGTTTGGCAGCTTTGCCCAGCAAGCCGGCATGACCATCCCGGAGTACGCGGCCCACATCCGGACCCAGGCCAAGCAGGCCCAGGGTCTCAGCGAGCCGGAGGCCCGCCGGGAGGTGGCGCTGGAGGACCGGGAAGCCGTTGTTGCGGCGGCAGAGGCCCAGCGGCAGGCGCTGGCAAGCGCCCAGCAGTCCGAGGCGGCAGCCCGGCAGCGGGAGGACGCCCGCCGGATGGCGGACATCCAGAGATTTCAGGAAAAATTTCCCGACGCGGCAAGGGACCCCAAGAGCATCCCGCAGGAAGTGTGGGAGAAGGTGCGCGGCGGCGTTTCCCTGGTGGAGAGCTACCAGGACTATTTGCTGGCCCAGGCGGAAACGGCCCGGGCAGAGGCAGAGCAGAGAGCCGCTGCCAGCGCACAGAACCAGACCAACGCCGTTCGGACCACCGGAAGCATGCGGTCCGCCGGGGAAAACCTCCCCAGCCGAGACCCGTTCCTGGAGGGCTGGAACAGCTGAGGTAGAAATCCTTGGGTCCTCTGCCCGTCGGCACGACGAAAGAGAGGACAATTCCCATGGCGATCAACTATGCCATCAAATACGCGACCAAGATCGCGGAGCGATTCAAGAAGGCCTCCGTCACGGACGATGACTGCGGCCACGAATACACTTGGGTAGACCCCAAGAGCAAGACCATCCGGGTGGGCAGCGTGAACACCGTTCCCGAGACGGAGTACAAGCGCAGCGGCGACGCCCGGTTCGGCGAGACCTATGACGTGGGCGACACCCTCCAGGAGATGACCTGCGAGAAGTCCCCCGCATTCTCCTTCACCATCGACGCCCTGGACGGCACGGACCAGGCCATTGAGAAGTCTGCCGCCCGGGCCTTGCGGCGTCAGCTGGACGAGGTGACCATCCCCAACATGGACAAGCACCGCCTGAAGAAGTGGTGCATGGGCGCCAACATCCAGAAGCTGGAGGCCACCGCCCCCACCAAGGCCACCATCGGCGGCCTCATCATTGACCTGAACGCCATGATGACCGACGCCCTGGTTCCCCTGGACAAGCGGACCATCTACATCGGCACGGAGTATTACAAGCTCCTGAAGCAGAACCCCGACTGGCTGGGCATCGACGCTCTGGGCAAGGCGGCGCTTGCCAAGGGTGTTGTGGGCGAGTTCGACGGCTGCCGGGTCAAGCCCATCCCCTCCAGCTACATGCCTGCCGGCGTGTACTTCTTCATCAAGTACAAGGGCAGCACGGTGGACCCCGTGAAGCTCCAGCAGTATGACATCCTGCCCAAGGTGAAGGGCTATTCCGGTCCTGTGGTCCAGGGTGTGACCTACTACGACAGCTTCGTTCTGGGCGCCAAGGGCGACGGCATCGCCGTGTGCGGCGCGGCCTCTGCCATTCTGGCGGCTCCCACCATGAGCATCAGCGGTCACGCTGTGACCATCAACGCTGCCGGCGGCGTGGTGTTCAAGTACACGACTGACGGCACCAACCCCCGGTACAGCGAGTCCGCTCAGGTGTACAGCTCTCCCGTTACCCTGACTGCCGGCCAGACCCTGCGGGCTGTCGGCACCAAGGACGGCTGCTGCGGCATCGAGGGCCAGAAGGCATACGAGTGATTCCAAGAGGCCCCCGCTTTGGGGGCCTCTTTCCAAAAACAGATTCCCGGAAAGGTGAGCGCACAGACCATGGGCTATCAGCAATTCAAAAACAGCGGCGGGGCCGTTGGGATCGACCTGGGGGACCTGAACCCCAAGCAGAAGCTGTTCTGCCAGAGCCGGAGCCGCTACACCGCCTACGGCGGCGCACGAGGCGGCGGCAAGACCCATGTCCTGCGGATCAAGGCCTTTGGCGGCGCGCTGACCTATCCGGGCATCCGCATTCTGATCGTGCGAAAGGAGTACCCGGAGCTGGAGCAGAACATCATTCTGCCCATGCGCAAGCTGATCCCGCCGGAGCTGGCCGCCTACAACGGCACCATGCGGATGATGTTCTTTGCCAACGGCTCTGTCATCAAGTTCGGCCACTACGGCCCCAACGACGATGACGAGTACCAGGGCGTGGAATACGACTGGATCTTCATGGAGGAGGCCACCCAGTTCTCTGAGCGGCAGTTCCGGACCCTGGGCGCCTGCCTGCGGGGCGCCACGAAGGTCCCCCGGCGGATGTATCTGACCTGCAACCCCGGCGGCATCGGCCACCTGTGGGTGAAGCGGCTGTTTGTGGACCGGGAGTACCGGGAGGGCGAGAAGCCGGAGGACTACACCTTCATCCCCGCCACGGTGGATGACAACCCCCAGCTGCTGGAGGCGTCTCCGGAGTACAAGCAGATGCTGGACCTTTTGCCGGAGGACGTGCGGCGGGCCTGGCGCTATGGCGACTGGGACGCCCTGGCCGGGACCTTCTTCCCGGAGTTTCGCCGGGAGACCCATGTGATCCCGCCCTTTCGGCGCATCCCCGGGGAGTGGCGGAAGTACCGGGTCTTTGACTATGGCCTGGATAGGTTCGCCTGCCTTTGGATCGCGGTGGACTACGACGGGCGGGCCTATGTATACCGGGAGGTGCAGCAAAGCGGGCTGATCGTCAGCCAGGCGGCGAAGCTGGCCCTGGACCTGACACCGCCCTGGGAACAGATCGACTGCACCATTGCCCCGCCGGACATGTGGAATCGGCAGAAGGACAGCGGCAAGAGCATGGCGGAGCTGTTCGCGGAGAACGGCCTTGGGCTGCTGAAGGCCAGCAGCAACCGCATCCAGGGGTGGATGGCGGTGAAGGAGCTGCTCAAGCCCATGACGCACGACGGAGACAGGCCGGGGCTTTTGGTGACGGAGGAGTGCGTGGGACTGATCCGGAACCTGCCGGCCATCCAGCACGACGAGAAGAACCCCTCGGACTGTGCCACGGAGCCCCACGAGATCACCCACATCTGTGACGCTCTGCGGTATTTCTGCGTCACCCGGACCCTGGGGGCGGAGCGGACGGAGGCGGCGGAGGAGGACGATCCGCTCTCCGCCGGCGCGGTGACGGACTATGACGAGGCCATGACCGGCGGCGACGCGGACATGGGCTATCTCTGCTATGGATAAATGATGGGGGCCCCCGCCGGAAACCAACGACCGCGCAGCCATTGGCAGCTCTGCTGCCCTACGGATGCGGCGTACCCCTTGCGGGTAAGTGTTTCCGGTGGGGAGAGGAGGAGCAAGGGAGCGCGCGGAGTTTTCGCCGTGAGGCGGAAACGGAAGGAGCGGACTTTGCGACGACGAGGGGGGGAACGTATGGCCAGCATCCGGCCCAACAGCGCGGTGAGCGTGCTGAAGATCAAGGAGTTTCTGGGGCTGAACGAGAACCCGGACGGAGACACCCACATCCGGACCGGGGAGCTATCCCGGATGGAGAATTTCCGGGTGACCCGGGACAAACACTTGCAGCTGCGGCCCGGGCAGAAGACCCTTTTGAACCTGCGCACCGCCTGGGACGCCCTGGCGGAGAAACCTTCCGGGGTGACGGAACCCCGGTTCCGCGGGGCCTGGAGCGGCACGGTGGGCGGCGCGGAGCACCTGCTTTGCGCCTTTGGCGGGGCGGTGTTCGACGTGTCCATCAGCGGCGGGACCATGAAGGACGTGGGCCGGTGCCAGGAGGACGAGACCACCTTCTTCGGCTTTGGCAACAAGGTCTATCTCCTGAACGGCCACGAATATCTCAGCTGGGACGGCAAGGCGGAGGGAACGTTTTCCGCCGTGGAGGGGTATATCCCCACGGTGCAGACCGCCGCCACCCCCAGCGGCGACGGCGTGTTGCTGGAGAACGTGAACCGGCTGACCGGCAAGCGGAAGGTGAAGTACAGCCCCGACGGGACCTCCACCGCCTACAAGCTGCCGGACAAGGAGGTGGACGAGGTGGTGAGCGTGGAGGGGACCACCATCTCCCACACCCTGGACAAGGCCCAGGGCGTGGTGAACTTCTCCTCCCCGCCGGCCAAGGGGACCAATACCCTCTCCATCGTGTACCGCAAGGGCCAGGGGGAGCGGGAGCAGGTGACGAAGATGCGCTTTGCGGAATTCTTCAACGGGGCCACGGACACCCGGGTGTTCCTCTATGGCGACGGCACCAACAAGACCGTCTATTCCGGCATGGACCTGGACAAGAGCGTCCCCTCCGCCGAGTATTTCCCCGACCTCTACGAGGCGGCTGTGGGAGACGAGAACACCCCCATCACCGCCATGATCCGCCACTACTCCCGGCTGATGGTCTACAAGACGGACAGCGCCTGGTCCGTGGACTACAACGTGGTGTCCACACCGGGCAGCGGCGTGACCTCAGCCTTTTACGTGATCCCGGTGAACCGGCAGATCGGCAACGAGGCCCCGGGACAGGTGCAGCTTTTGGAGAACAACCCGCTGACGTTGGGGCAGTCCAGCGTGTGGCAGTGGCGGGCCACCTCCTCCAGCGGCAACATCTCCAGCGACAACCGCAACGCCAGCCGGGTATCGGACCGGGTGTGGGCGACGCTGAAAGCCTTTGACCTCTCCAAGACCGTCACCTTCAACCGGAGGACGGAGAACGAGTTCTGGTTTTTGTACGGGGGCCGGGCGGCGATCCTGAATTACGGGACGGACGCCTGGTATGTCTATGAAAACGTGCCATTCCTCCACATGGAGGAGCTGGACGGAGAGCCCTATGGGTTTACCCGGGAGGGGCGGATCGTCCACCTGGCCCGGCGCTACCGCAACGACGACGGCGCGGAGATCCGGGCCTATGCCGCCACGGGCTCCATGGACTTTGACCGGGACTGGCTTTTGAAGTACAGCCCCATGCTCTTTGTCTCCCTCCAGCCGGAGAGCGGCGCCCGGGTGTATGTGACCGCCGAGACCAACCGGCGCAGCGATTATCCGGAAAAGCTGGTGTCCGCGGGACTTTCCACCTTCGTCCACGCGGATTTCGCCCACTGGTCCTTCGGCACCAACCGAAAGCCCCAGGTGCGGCGGGTGAAGATGAAGGTGAAGAAGGCGACCTTTTATAAGCTGATCTTCCGCAGCGTGTCCGCCACCGCCACGGCGACGGTGCTGGAGACGGATGTGCAGCTGCGGTACAGCGGGAATGTGAAGTAGTGAGGGGGCAGGAGCCATGCAGACCATGACGCCGGAGACTGTGACGGCGGAGTATGAGGCCGGTCTCTCCTTCAACCAGGGGATCGACCTGTACGATTGTGTACAGACCAACGAGAATTTCTTCATCGGCAAGCAGTGGGAGGGCGTTCAGGCCAACGGGCTGCCCACGCCGGTATTCAACTTTTTAAAGCGCGTGGTGCTCTTCTCCGTGGCAAACGTGTCCACGGACAACCTCAAGCTCCACGCAAAGCCCCTGCCCGCCGGAGATCAGAGCGGGCGGCAGGAGCTGCTGGCGGACATCCTGAACGACCAGTTTGCCGCCATCTTTGAGTTCAACAAGATGGGCTCCCGCATCCGGGAATACAGCCGGGACGCGGCGGTGGATGGGGACGGGTGCCTGTACACCTATTGGGACCCGGAGGTGGAGACCGGGCAGAGCGCCAGGGGCGCCATCCGGACCGAGGTGCTGATGAACACTCAGGTCCTGTTCGGGAACCCCAACAGCCGGGACGTTCAGTCCCAGCCCCACATCCTGATCGAGCGGCGGATGCTGGTCCCTGACGCCAGGAAGCGGGCCAGAGCCGCCGGGATGCCGGAGGAGGATCTGGACCAGATCACGCCGGATGACAAGGAGGGCGGAGACCCCCGGCTGGATCAGCTGGGCGGGAACAAGGTGACGGTCCGGCTGCGGCTGTGGCGCAGCGAGGAGACGGGCACCATCTGGGGCTATGAGACCACCCGGACGGCAGAGCTGCGCAAACCCTGGGACCTGGGGATCAAGCTCTATCCCCTGACCTGGATGAGCTGGGACTTTGTGCAGGACTGCTACCACGGACAGGCCATGATCACCGGGCTGATCCCCAACCAGATCTTCGTGAACAAGCTCTTTGCCATGAGCATGATCTCCCTGATGACGCTGGCCTATCCCCGGGTCCTGTATGACAAGACCAAGGTTGCCAAGTGGAGCAACCGGGTGGGGTCCGCCATCGGCGTCAACGGAAACGTGGACAGCGTGGCGAAGATCATGGACCCGGCCTCCATCAGCCCCCAGATCAGCCAGTTCATCGACATCGCCATTTCCTATACCCAGAAGTTCCTGGGCGCTTCTGACGTGGCCCTGGGCGATACCCGCCCGGACAACACCTCCGCCATCATCGCCTTGCAGCGGGCGGCGGCGACGCCCATGGAGCTGACGAAGCAGAACCTCCTGCAATCCATTGAGGACATGGGCCGGATCTACATGGAGTTCATGGGGGCCTACTACGGGAAGCGCTTTGTAGAGGTCCGGCTGCCGGAGGGCGCCGGGAAGATGGTGCTGCCCTTTGATTTCTCCATGCTGCGGGAGACCCGCTTCTCTGTGGAGCTGGACGTGGGCGCATCCTCTTACTGGAGCGAGATCGCCAGCATGCAGACGCTGGACAACCTGCTGATGCAGGGCAAGATCAGCACGGTGGAGTATTTGAAGCGGCTGCCTGCCGGCCAGATCACGGACCGGGAGACGCTGATCGCGGCGCTGGAGCAGCAGGAGCAGATGGAAAAAATGATGGCGGGCCTGCCTGTGGAGGCGGGTCCCGCCGGAGGTCCCGCGCCGATGCCGGAGGACGCGCCCCTTCCCGTCCGGGGCGGGGCCGGATACGGCGGCTTGCAGCGGGCCATCAACGCGACCGGCAAAGTGCCGAGGGAGGAGCATGGCGCATGAATTTTACACCACTGGAAAAGGACATGAATATCATCTCCGCGCTGGATGACGAGCCCAATGACATGGGCGGGCTGACTGCGGCAGAGCTGAAAGCCAAATTTGACGAGGGCGGAAAGGCGATCAAGGAATATCTGAACAGCACCATGATCCCAGAAGCCAAAGCCGCTCTTCAAGACAAGGCGGGGAAAGAGGAACTTCACGACCTTGTCTTAGGCATGATCCCTGACGGAACCATTACAGCAGATAAATTGAGTGAGGAGCTCAAAAAACAAATCGACGCCATACTCCCCGCTTCCGATGTGTTCACAAAGAAGCAGACCCTCAGCGACGAGACGGCGGCGATGTATGGGCTGGACGAAACGGCGGTGCCGGATGACGTGTTCAAGTATCTCGTTCAAATGGTTGGTGATAATTGGTATTCCGTTAAAGTTCAACTGCCCGACGGAACACCTGTGCCCGGATGCAAGATCAATGGACTAACACCAGCAACGGGTAGTGGAAGCGTTATAACGGACAGTAACGGTTATGCTTTCGGTAAAGCGGCAAATAGCAATCCATCTTTGACTGCGGTAAGCCCATATTTTGATTATAGTAATGCGTCTGCTTCTGTTCCGCAAACGTCTGCAATTACTTCGCACGTCTTTACATTGACAGAAAAAGCGATTTCTTTCCCAATTCAAATGACAGGAACACAAAAAGTGAGATTTTCGCCCAAATTCGGTTTGGTTGATATGTTTCTTGTTGGCGGTGGTGGAAGTGGAGCAATCTGTGGTGGTATGACAACGTGCTCTACTGGCGGCGGGGGAGGATTTACGCAAACCGTCAAAAAAATTGACCTGTCGGATAAAGAAGTCCAGTTTACTATTGGTTCTGGCGGATCGCCTGTATCCTCCCCAAATCATAGTACTATCCAAAACAGCAATGGCAACAGCGGCGGTGCTACATCTGTTGTTATTACTGGTGGGCAAACCTATTCTGTAAACGGTGGAGGTGGCGGTCTCTGTCGAGATGGTGGTTACAACACATCTGCCGTGATTAGTGTTGGCCCTGCTAATGGCGGCGGAAAAAGTGCAGCGGCTTATATAAACAACACTGCCACTACCAAGCATGGTTTCACAGAAGCCCAAAACGGAACAAGGGCTTTCGGCGAATCCAGTGGTGATGTATATGGTTCTGGAGGCGGCGCTTATATCAGAAACGCCTATGAAGGTTCTGGTTTTCAAGGCGGTGTTAACGGTGGTATTGGAGCTGGCGGCTATACTCTTGGACAAAATGGGATTGCTGGTACAACATATGGCTCCGGTGGTGGCCCAGGATGTTCAGATAATTATGGTACGATAGGCGGTAAAACATGTACCAGCGGAGCAGGAAAACAAGGTGTCGTTATGCTTAGAAAGGCGGTTATGTGATGGATTACTGCATTGTCAATGATGAAAACATCATCGAAAACATGATCGTCTGCGAGGACGACGCCACGGCGGAGGCGTTTGGGGCGGTGCCCTCCTATGAGGGGGCCAGGATCGGAGACGAGTACGCACCTCCCCCGCCTCCCCTCACCCTGGAGGAGCGGGTTGACGGGCTGGAGCAGTCCAAGGCCAACCAGGCCGACGTGGACGAGCTCCACGAGGCTCTGAACATGATCCTGACGGGGGCTACAAAATGAAGAACGAGCTGAGAGAGACGATCCTTGCCTATAACCAGGCGGTGGCTGAGAGCCGGGAGAAGGCCGACGACCTGATGACCATTCTGGGGGCGCTCCCGCCTGGACAGGTGAAGAACCTGCTGCGGGACCCCACCATTGGCCCGATCCTGCAAAAGTACGGGATCACCGGCGCGTGAGGGGGCGTGAGACCGATGGATACCTGGATCAGACTGGCCTGGGCCGTGCTCCCCGGCATCGTGACGGGGATCGTGATGGCCTGGTGGAATCACCAGCAAAAGGAGCGGGACCGGGCGAATGATGAAAAGGAGCTCCAGCGCCGCCGGAGCGAGGAGGTGCGGATCTCCCTGCTGGTGGCTGCGGCCAAGCTCTCCTACGCCGTGGCGATGGCCGTCAAGCGCGGCCGGCCCAACGGTGAGATTGAGGAGGGCATCGAACAGTATAAGGAGGCCATTATCGCGTTCAAGAGATTTGAGCGGGAATTGGTAGCAGAAAAAAGTGCGGATATTTGAAAGGAGTACCACTATGAATCAGAGAATCAACGACATTATTCACAACTACAAGGCCGGGAAGATCTCCCCGGAGGAGGCCAACGCTCAGCTCAAGGCCGAGGGCGCGGGCTTCACCCTGGACCCGGAGAAGAACCCGGGCGGCGGCTGGACTAAGGAGGAGCTGGAGCAGGGCTTCATCCCCGCCAAGGAGGGCAAGCCCTGGTGGGCTCCCATGCACACCTTTACCGGCGCTGTCCGCTGGCAGGACGAGCTGGAGCGGTACATCCCCGAGAAGGAGATGGTCTATAACCGGCCCAAGTACCACGGCGTGACGGTGGTGAAGGGCGGCCTGCGGTACCTCTATGCCGAGGACGGCAAGTGCAAGTATCAGCCCAAGTCCATGGCCGACTACGACCGGGACCACGGCAGAGCGTAAGAAAAAAGCCGCCCCAGCGGGCGGCGGAAATTGACACAAGGCGGCGCTTTTGGTAAAATAATCACGTCCCGCGAGGGACCCTGGGCGCTGCGATAATACGGTAGGCGGTTAGTCCACTTCCCGACGAAGGGGGGTGGTACCTATGGTTACATACGATGGGCTTTTTGCCTATACGCTTGTACTCATCGGCATTGCTACCCTGATTTATCAGGTCTGCAAACGAAAATGACCGCCCAGCCTCACAAACTGACGGTCATTTTCTGATCCAGTATCGGGGCTAACCGCTTATCGGCAGCGCCCTTGTACGTTCATTATACCAAACCAGGCCGCTTTGTCAAGTGTGACAGGGCGGCTTTGTGCTGCCTGGAAAGGAGAATTTTATGGATATTTCGTCTCTCGGGATCACCGGCGTGGCGGCGATCACGGTGATCTGCCTGCTGATCGGCCAGGGCGTCAAGGCGTCCGGCGTGGACAACAAGTGGATCCCGCTGACTTGCGGCCTGTGCGGCGCGGTGCTGGGCATCGCCGGCATGTTCATCATGCCCGACTTCCCGGCGTCGGACTGCATCACCTCGGCGGCTGTGGGCATCGTCTCCGGCCTGGCGGCCACGGGCATCAACCAGGCGGTCAAGCAGCTGGGCGGCGGCCATGGCTGATCACTGCGCGGTGACCATCCCGCTGGAGAAGATCCGGCGGATCCAGATCTGCGTCAACACCGCCCGGAAGTCTCTGGCGGCCATCCAGAAAGAGACTGGGGCGGACTACATCCTCAACGGGACTCTGTACAACATGAAGACTTTCCGGCCCAACTGCCACTTGAAAGCAGAGGGCAGGGTCCTGGCCTGCCCCGCCTACACTGTGGCGGGGTACGCCTGGAACCAGGGGCCGGACATCTCCATGGACACCCTGCCGGATGGGAGCCAGCTCAACTACATCGCCTGTACGCCGCTGATCGTCTCCGGGGCTCCTGTGGCGAAGCTGATCTATGACGCGGGCCAGGGCGGCAGGCGGGGCCGCAGCGCCATTGGCATCAAGGCCGGGCGGCTGGCCCTGTACTGCACCCGGGACGGTTCCAGCGCCGCCAGGACGCCGGAGCAGCTGCGGGATGATCTGGCAGCTGCCGGCTGGGAGAGCGCCGTGATGCTGGACGGCGGCGGGTCCAGCCAATGTGATTTCCGGGGGCGGACCGTCCGGAGCTCCCGGGTGGTCCATGACCTGATTCTAGTCTATCTCGGCCAGGGTGAGGCCCTGGAGCCGAAAGGAGAAATGCCCATGGTGGAAATCAACGCATACAGCAAGGGAAAGGACGGGGAGAAAAAGCTGTCCAGCAACTTCCGGGTCCGGGAGCTTGCCTGCAAGGACGGCTCTGACGCTGTGCTGGCAGCCCCCCGGCTGGTGATGGTGCTCCAGACCATCCGGGACCACTTCGATGCCCCTGTGACCATCAACAGCGGATATCGGACACCTCAGTACAACGCCAAGGTGGGCGGCGCGGCTCAGAGCCAGCACTGTTACGGCACGGCGGCTGACATTGTGGTCAAGGGAGTGGCCCCGGCCAAGGTGGCCGCTTATGCCCGGAGGATCATGCCAAACTGGGGCGGCGTGGGGAC